GCGATGGGTGGAACCGGCATCTGCTGACGCTGCCGGGCGCGCAAGAGGGGCGCAGGCGGGCGTTTCGGGGGCTATCACGCCGCCGCACGGTCGAGGTTCCGCTATCGCTGGTGATGGACCGAACCGACCCCGCCCCCATACCCCAAGACGTGGAGGAACCGTGGTGATCTACAGCCTCAAGCACGACGCCATGTATGACGAGATGATTGCCGAGTTGCTACAGCACGGGGGCTTTCAGGAATCGGTCAACGCCATTCTGCGGGGGATCATCGGCTACCCAAGCGACACGCAGGCGCGATGGGTGGATGACCTTTACAGCGTCTACACTGACAAGCTGGTGATCGACGATGAAGATTGATCTTTACCCCGACCAGTTGGACCTGATCGACCGGACGCGCGGGGCGATGCGCCGCAACAAGTCTGTGCTAGTCCAGGCCGCGACGGGCTTCGGTAAGACCGTCGTCGCGACGGCCATGATCCGGTCGGCGCTGGACAAGGGCAGCCGGTCCACCTTCATTGTGCCGCGCCGGGAACTGCTCAAGCAGACCGCCGAGACCCTGCAAGCCTATGGCATCCCATTCGGCTACATCGCGGCGGGATACCCAGGCAACCCGTTTGCGAAGGTGCAACTGGCGACCACGGGAACACTGGCGCGGCGGCTGGACAAGGCACCGCCTGCTAACGTGGCCTTCATTGATGAGAGTCACTTCGGCGCGGATGAGTTGGCCCGGATCATCGCGCATTACCGGCAGTCGGGCGCGTGGATCATCGGCCTGTCAGCGACCCCATGGAAACTGTCGGGGCAAGGCTTGGGCGACTGGTATCAGGCGATGGAATGCGGGCCTCCGATTGCGGACCTGATCGCCTCGGGTCGCCTGTCACGGTATCGGCTGTTTGCGCCGAACCATCCCGACCTGACCGGCATCAAGACTGTTGCCGGGGACTATGCTAAGGGCGCGCTGTCCGAACGTATGGAGGGCGACCGGGTGCTGATTGGCAACGCGGTCAAGCACTATGCCAGCCACGCCATGGGGCGGCTAAACATCGCATACTGCACTTCGGTCAAACATGCCGAGATTGTGGCGCAAGCGTTCCGGGATGGCGGGGTTCCTGCGGCGGCAATCAGTGGCGAGATGGATGACGATCAGCGGTCGGCATTGGTGCGGCGGTTCGCGCGGCGGGAATTGTTGGTGTTGGCGAACTGTCAGCTGCTCACGTTCGGGTTCGACCTCGCCAGCGCGGCGCAGATGGACGTGACGGTGGAAAGCATGTCCGATCTAAGCCCGACCAAGAGCCTGAGCCTGCAGCTGCAGAAATGGGGCCGGGTTTTGCGGCGCAAGGATGACCCGGCCTTGATCTTCGACCACGCGGGCAACGTAGACCGCCACGGCTTGCCGGATGACCCGCGCGAATGGACGCTGCAAGGCCGCGAGAAGCGCGACAGCGACACGGAAAACGCCCTGCCGGTTCGCCAGTGCAGCGACTGCTACCACTGCCACCGCCCAGCGCCTGTTTGCCCCGCCTGCGGGTTTATCTATCCCGTGGCGTCAAGGATGGTTGACGAGGTGGAAGGGGAGTTGGCGGAAGTGACATCGGGCCGCCGACCACCTCCGCCGCAGGCCCTGGCCAATAGCCTCGACGCGCTGATTGCCTTGGGCCGACAGAAGGGCATGAAGAACCCGGAAGGCTGGGCGGCGCATGTGATGACCGCCAGAATGGGCAAGCCCGCATGATCGAAGCCGGTTGGGTCATCTTCGCCACCGATGCCAGCGACGAAGGCAGGGCCGAGGCTAAGGCATGGTGCCGGGCGCAGGGCTTCACAGTGGAAGACGTGCGGATTGTAATCAGAGAGGAAAAGCAATGTCTGGTGATCGCAAAGCGCAGCGTCAGTCCGAAAGCCACATCGTTAACGCCTGCCTGATCGCGCTGTCGGCGGCTGGTTGTTTGGCGTGGCGCCAGAATACAGGCGTCCTGCCCGACCGATCAGGAAGGCCCATCCGCTTCGGCCTATGCGTCGGGTCCAGCGACATCATTGCCATAGCGCCGGATGGCGTGTTTGTGGCCATTGAATGCAAGTCAGCCATCGGCCAGCCGACAGACGCCCAGGTCAGGTTTCTTGAGGCTGTGCGGCGTCAGGGTGGCCGGGCTGGGATTGCGCGGTCAGGGGCAGAGGCTGTTGCGATAGCCATCCCCGCACAAGATCCGACAAGCTGACGCCAGCCGCGCGGGCAACCGCATGGGCCTTGGCAATCTCATCGTCAGCCATGCGGATTTGCATCCAGTTCTTTCTTGACATGGTATTTACAATCCTGTATTGTCAATACACTTTAGCAACGCGAGGCGGACATGGCAATAACCTATCACACCGACCTGATCCAAGGCAGCGAGGAGTGGCACAACGCCCGGCGCGGTCTTCTGACGGCATCAGAGATGAAGCTGATCCTGACGCCAACCTTGAAGATGGCGGCCAATGACAAGAGCCGCGCGCACCTTTGGGAATTGGCGGCCCAGCGCATCAGCGGCTATGTTGAGCCGTCCTACATCGGCGACGAGATGCTGCGTGGCTGGGAAGACGAGATTCGGGCGCGTGACCTGTATGCCAAGCGGTATGCGCCGGTCGAGGAAGTCGGCTTTGTGACGAATGACCAGTGGGGCTTCACGCTGGGGTATAGCCCGGATGGGCTGGTGGGTGAGGACGGACTGATCGAAATCAAGAGCCGCCGCCAGAAGTTTCAGGTGCAGGCCATCGCGACCGGCGAAGTGCCGGACGAATATGCTCTGCAAATCCAGACCGGCTTGCTGGTGACGGGCCGCGAGTGGGTGGACTTCATCAGCTACAGCGGCGGACTGCCGATGTTCGTTTCCCGCGTCTTTGCCGATGCCGACATGCAGGAGGCTATCATCATCGCGGCGACGGAATTTGAAGACAAGCTTGAGATTGCCGTCACGGCCTATGACCACAACGTGAAGGCGCATGGGTATGCCCCGACCGAAAGGGTGGTCGAACAAGAAATGCACATTGGAGAAGAAGCATGACAATCGTTCGGGTCATTGACTTTGAAACGACAGGATGGGAGCCGCCAGCAGAAGTCTGCGAAGTGGGATATTGCGACATTGACGCGGAGTCCCGTGAGATTACTGATCCAGTAAGCTGGCTATGTGGCGTCAAGGAAATGCCACCAGAGGTGCGCGCGGTTCACCACATCTCCTTTGCGGAATGCGCAGGCCTGCCAGCTTTTGACGAGTTCAGGCTTTATGACGGGCCTGCGGTAATCGCCGCGCACAACGCAGACTTTGAGGGAAAATTCATCCGATGCACCCTTCCTGTGATCTGCACTTACAAAGCAGCGTTGCGCGTTTGGCCTAGTGCGCCTAGCCACAGCAACGGGGCTTTGCGCTACTGGCTGGAAGATCAGGGATTGATCAAGCCAAAACACGACTTGACCCAGCCCGCGCACCGTGCCGGGCCTGACGCCTATACTACCGCCCATATTCTTGCCGCACTTCTGAACACTGGAGCCACCGGCAAAGAAATGGTTGCGTGGACCAAAGAACCTCGGCTTTTGCCAAACTGCCCCATCGGGAAATTCAAAGGCAAGCCGTGGTCCGATGTGGAAGCAGGATTCCTTGGGTGGATGCTTCGGCAAGAAGGCATGGAAGAAGATTTGAAATGGAACGCCCGTCGCGAGATTGACCGGCGGCAGCAAGGAGAAACGTCATGAAAGACATGAGCCAAGTAATAATCCCGAAATCCGACCAGTGGAACGCCGATGACCTGATCGGCGGACCCCGCACGATCACGATCAGCGACGTGTCGATCCAGGGCGGCACTGAACAGCCTGTCTCGATCCACATCAAAGGCGATGTGAAGGTGTATCGCCCCTGCAAGTCCATGAGCCGCGTTCTGGTGCAAGCATGGGGGGCGGACGCGCGGGCCTATATCGGGCGCAGCATGACGCTCTACCGTGACCCCAAGGTGAAGTGGGGCGGCCTTGAAGTCGGCGGAATCAGGATCAGCCATCTGTCAGACATTGACGTCGAAAAGGTATTCATGCTGACGATGACCAAGCAGAACCGCGCGCCGCATAAGGTGAAGGTTCTGGCGCGGGCTGCTGACGACGAACCTCCGGTCATTGACGAGAAGCACCAAGCCGCCGCTCGGGAAGCCGCAAAGGGTGGGGCCGAGGCGTTCCGAGCATGGTTCAAGGCCAACCCGCAAATGCGGCCCAGCGCAAACGTCATCATGGATGAACTGAAGCAACTGGCAGCCAAGGCTGACGAACCGCCAATCCAGCCTCAGGATGTGCCAGTCGAGGAAGACGACGAACCGCCGATCTGATCGAGGGGGCTTAGGCCCCCTCTTTCTTCCTCAACGCCTCGATCCGCATCAACAGCGCCATGTAGGTCGCGCTATTCATCTCGCCCAGGCTGGCCCGCAGCGCGTGGCACTCGGCCACCGTGGCGCAGCGGCGGATGGCTTCGGCGGGGGTCATTGGGCTTGCCTCGCTTGCAGGATGGCGCGACCGATCAGTTCAGGAATTTGCGGGACTACGCTGTTGCCTAGGGCTGCAAGTCGGTGTGCCCGGTCGGGAACCCCATGAGCCACTCGACCCACGTCGGGCTCAACTTCCCACCATCTGTTGCCATAACTGCGTGATCCAAGCGGTCTGAGGACCGATCGCGCCCATCCTTGCGGGTCAGTGCCGCAGGACTGCTGCCCTTGCTCATGCAGGTTGTCGGGGTCGGCCAAAATTGAACCATCGTCACCAGGGAGTCTATCTTGCCCGCTGCAATGAAGGCCTTTGAGTTCGGCATCATCGACTTTCGCGGGGTAGGCCACAATCCAGACACGCTCCCTGCGATGGGGAGCGCCCAAGGCTGCCGCCGGTATGTTTTCCCATTCCGCATCATACCCGATGCAGGCCAAGTCCCCGAGAACTCGGCCAAACCATTGCCCTGGTTGTTCACTAGGGCCACTAAGCAGGCCTGCGACGTTCTCCAAGATGATGAACCTAGGTCGTATGTCGCAAGCCAATCGAAGGACTTCGGCATAAAGGCCGCTGCGCGTTCCATCTCCGAGGCCAGCGCGTCGGCCCGCGCTGCTGAGGTCTTGGCATGGGAATCCTCCGGTGATGACGTCGATACCGGCAATTCCATCGGCAGCGAGCCTTGCGCCGGTAAGGGTTCTAACATCGTCATAGCAGGGCACCTCCGGCCAATGCTTCGCCAACACGCGGCGGGGGAATGGTTCGATTTCGCAGAACGCCACGGTTTCAAAGCCGCCCGTGCGCTCAAGGCCGAGGCTGAATCCGCCGATACCGCTGAACAGGTCCAGGACGCGCAGCTTGTCGGAAAAACCCCCAGCCGTTAAGCCGGGGGAGTTGACAGGGAGGCGAGGCTCCGGATTGACCGCCGGATCGGTGTCGGAATGGGTCATGCGGCGTCACCGTGCAGCGCGCGGCGGCCCTTGTCGGTGAGGGAGTAAAGTCCGTCCCCCGGTGAAATGGCCCGCCTTTCAAGAAGGCCTTCTGTCATCATCCTGCCGACCATGTTGCTTGTCGGCTCTTCGCTAAATCGTCCATCTTGCGTAAGGCGCACCTCACCCCGGTCATGAAACCATTGCAGCGCGGCTTTGCGGGCGGGGGTCATTGGGCTTGCCTCGCTTGCAGGATGGCGCGACCGATCAGTTCGGGGATCTGGGGGACTACGCTGTTGCCTAGGGCTGCAAGTCGGTGTGCCCTGTCGGGAACCCCATGAGCCACTCGACCCACGTCGGGTTCAACGCTCCAGAACCCTCCAAGGATTGCAGGAAGTGGTCCAGGCGATCCCGTGATCTGTCCTGACCATCCTTCCGCGTCAAAGCTGCCGGGCTGCTGCCCTTGTGCATCGTGGCTGTGGGGGTGGGGAACATCAGAACTTGGTCGGTCAAGTTTGTCTGCTTCTTCGACCCATTCGGCCGATACCAAGCCGTTCCGCCCCAGCGACCCTTTTCCGCTTCGCTCGCTGCCCCAATCGTTTTCGCTGGGGTAGCCCACAAGCCAGACGCGCTCTCTGCGATGGGGAGCGCCCAAGGCTGCCGCTGGTATGTTTTCCCATTCCGCATCATACCCGCACTCGGCCAGGTCTCCGAGAACTCGGCCAAACCATCCGCCTCGCCGTTCGCTTGGGCCAGCAAGCAGTGCTGCGACGTTCTCCACGATGACGTATTGCGGTCGTAACTCGCCAACAAGTCGGACAATCTCGGACCAGAGGCCGCTGCGGGTTCCTTCACCCATGCCGCGCTGCTTTCCAGCAACGCTAAGGTCCTGGCACGGGAAGCCGCCCGTGATGACATCAACGGCAATTCCATCCCGTCGAAGAACGTCGCCTGTGAGGGTTCGGACATCGTCATAGCAGGGCACCTCCGGCCAATGCTTCGCCAACACGCGGCGGGGGAATGGTTCGATTTCGCAGAACGCCACGGTTTCAAAGCCGCCCGTGCGCTCAAGGCCGAGGCTGAATC